CAGTGACCTTGCGAATCTTACGGGGATCGATATATCTAAGTTCCGTAAGACCACCCCTAGGATTTTGGGGGTCAATTACTTTATGATAAAATAATCTTCCATCTACATACCAACGACGGAAGATTTCATAAGATCTATTTTCAAAATCAAGCAGGCGGAGGATATTACCAAACTCATCCCTGATTAATTTTTTAATTTTGTCCGATTGTTTTAGGTTGGATAACTCAACCTCCACAGGTACATCATCAAAATTACCGCAAATAGTTTCATTTACGATATCATCGACTGCACTATCACACTCGGGTTGCAGAACCATCTCTCGATATCGAGTAATTAGTTCGTATTCATTACGGACAGTTCCATCAAAATCGACAGAGTATCCATAGTATCCGCCACCTACAATAGGTTGCGAACCATCCATGCTATCTTTTTGAACAAAAGAAGGCCCCTTGGGGACCTTCTTTGCTCTTTCAAGTGAAAAACCGAAGAGCTGATTCGACATTATGTTATATGCTTATTGGTCCTGTTCTATTTATCAGGAATCTACAGAGCTGATTGGAGTCCAGTATTGTGTCTGAAGTTCAACTGTAAATTCTTCGATAGCATCGTTGTTACCGAAGTCCAGATCAATCGCAGCGATTGCACTGGGGAATACGTTGTAGAATCTGTAAGACTTAAGAATCTTAGGCTTCTCGCCATCCTTAATGTCTCTTGCTAACTGATGAACAGTCATGTCTGCAAAGTAACCAGTTGCATCGTCTGCATCACCAAGACCAGCAGCAGATGTAAAGTTCTCGTTATATGCCTGAACTGAAGATGCCCACAATTCAAACGCAGTACGAAGGGTGAACTTACTGTCGTTTTGGATCGTGATGGTCCAAGGTTCAAACGTTCTGTCGCCAGCAATCTTCAATACACGACCTCTGAACGGAACTTCAATAACACCGATCTGAGAAGCAGGAAGGTTTGCTGCGCGAACAGTAAACTTACCGAGTTCTACTAAGGATGCATTATTGATAATTCCTGAAGGGAATGCGAGATCCACTTGGAATAGATTAGGACGCGCAAAGTCTGAAGCGACATTTGCCTTAAAATCGTCGAGGGTGCCTCTTTTTGCCATTGTTTTTGTAAGTTCTCCGTTCCGAAATATTTATTCAAATGAAAAATTTCAGAGGTTCTTGCGAACCCCTGAAACCGTAATGTATTATGTTATGTGTTATTACTGAGCGACTTCGCTGAATGCAACACCAGTTCTGGTTGCAACGAATGTCAGAGTAATGAAGTTAATTGTGCGTGTTGGCTTCACGAAGATCTCCGCGAAGAATTCGCCTCTATCAACTGCCTCAGGTGGGTTGTTGTCGCTATCACACTTGATCAGGAAGTCAGTTACACCACGACGACCTTGAACGTCACGCATGTAAGGTTCAACAATGTTGAGGAACAAGGAACGCTGTGACTCATCGTTCTGTTCAAACAGTTGAGACTTAGCAGCACCACTGATGACACGCTCGATAGTCAGGAACAAACGACGGACGTTGATTCTATCGAATGCTGATGCGAAACCGAGAGCAGTCTTATCACCGAACAGGACTACGCCTTGACCAGGGAAAGAAACAATCGGGTTGATGCGAGCAGCATACAGACGATCACGCTGTGTCTTAGTAGGAGTGAATGCAAGTTTGATTGCATTTCTCAGAATGCCACGTTGGAAACCAGCGGGAGAGAACCAAGGTTCTGCAGTCTCAGTGGTTTGCAGGCAAAGACCAGCAACGTCACCGTTACAAGGAACGTAACGATATACATCGTTGTACTTATCATAGATGTACTTATAACCCGAGTCAAATGCCAGGTAAGAAGAACTAGGCAACTGGTTAAAGAATCCAACCATGTTGTCAGTGATTGTGGTAGTGTTGCTAACACCGATGACATTGCCACGGCGAGGAGAAACAAATACCATGCAGTCTCTACGCTCTTCAGCGATATTGACCAGGGAAGTTACTTTAGCGATTGCTGAAGAATCATCAACACCAGAAGGACCAGTGAGGATGTAATCAACGGTCTGTGACTCAGGATCTTCGATCAGTGCGTATGCGGTAGAAAGATCAGCGTTAGAAATGCTGTAGCTACCACCACTTGCTGCATAGTCAGCACCACTCTCAAGACGATAGTAGAAAGTAGCGTTGTTCTTAGAACCTACAGTTGTACGTCCTTCAGGATAGGAAGTAGAACCAGCTGTAGAACGGAGCAGGTTGAACTGACGTGAGTTAGCAGTCAATCCCCAGTTACCATCAGAAGCAGTTGCAGTAGCAGCGAACAAACCTGCCTCGTGCTTACCCCAGAACAGATACTCAGATCTCTGCTTAATTACTTCCTTATAGAAGTTAACTTCACCAACGGAAGTCTTAGCGTCGGATGCTTTAGAAACACCGATGAAACGCTCAAGGACAGCACCAGTTGTACCAGTGATCTTGCCATCAACGTCAATTACGAGGATGTGCATTTCGTCGCGGTGACCACCTGCATTAGATGCATACAGGGAAGTACCAGGGCGGGAAGCAACGTTGATCCACTTAGAACCAGGCAGATACTCACGCTCAGCATACTCCTCACGAACTGAAGTAATTACAGAAGCGTTGCTGTTAGTATCATTTACACTGTCAGAAGCAGCGAAGTCGATGCTAGACTTATTCAGTGCAACATACAGACGGCGCTCGATGCCAGAAGCAGCGATAGCGCAGGTGTTAGTGCCTTGGGTGACAACCTGAGCATCAGCGATGATACCAGTAACACCACCCGAAGGAAGACCGATTTCAAGTTTTTTGTTTGCGGGATCCCATGCAAGAACATTAATTGTCTCGTTAGAACCACCAATTGCGATTGTAGTAGAAGTACCAGGAACAAAGTCACCGACAACTGTATCAACAGTCAGGACAATGCTGTACTTGAATACTTTACCAGCAGCACCCGATGTTGCAGAAACCGCTTCATCAGCAACGAACTCAGGCTCGTTACCAGATCCAGGAGCAGGAATGACAGCAATCTGATCAGCGCCAGAATCAGTTACGAAGACACCGATAGAATTGCCCTTAGTACCAGCAGTTCTCGCTGCCCAGGTCCAAGTATTTACAGCACTCTCGTATGTGGTTTCATAATCTTGGAGATTTTTAACCAGAGGAGCAGTGCCAGTGTTAACCGCGTTCTTAAGTGCAGAAGAATTTACACGAATAGTTTTTAGGAGACCACCGTAGGAGAGGAATTGAGCAGCAGTATACCAATACTCATAGTTAGCGTCATTGGGTTTTCCAAAACGCTGCGCGAGATCTCGCTCGCTCGAAATTTCGATTACTTCTTCTACGGGACCGAGTTCAAAGGGTGCTGCGAGCACGCCAATATTTGCGGTTGATAATGTGGTGATAGTCGTCAGGTCTCTTTCCTGAATGACTACACCTGGCGATAATTGATTGGCTGCCATGTTTAAAATTCTCCTAGAGTGATTCCAACATCAGATGTCTAGGATTATTTATATTTTTGAAACGTTACCTAAACTCCCACATATAGGACTTATCACCATATTCCGCGACCCTCCAAACATCCCCTTGAGCGTCTGCAAAATACTCGTCTTCCATTCCGTCAGTGACGAATCCAAACGGAGCCATGTCCTGTTCAATCGCGTCACGTTGGTCATCATATATTCTCTGTCTTACATCATTATCATGCATCTCTTTGAAGTAAGGTTGCATTGCCATCCAAGCAAAAATAACTAAGCACATTGCCAAGTCATCATTACATCCTTCTTCTGCTTGGAACGTTTGCCCCTTTGCAATGAATGTTGTTAATTCTGCAATAGTATCGTAATCATTTATAAGGAGTTTATCATCCTCAATCAATGCTTTGAGATTAGAACAACCAACTTGCTTTGCTGCAGTTGACATCTTAATTCCAAGTTGAGTCTTCTTACCAGAGAATCCTTGACCTAATTGTTGTCCTGCACGACCACGCATGGAGCACATCAATAGATTCTCATACTCCAAATCATACTGAATAATATCTGCTACCTGACCACCAATGTCATTTACTTCACACAAAATATATGCTTGATTATAGTTTCTTGCTACATCGGTAATAATATTTGGTAGGACTATAGGTTTTATTTCATTGTTCTTATATCTAGCAACCATTTTATATGGGACAGTGGTTGTATCCA